ACAACAGCCAACTCGCCACCGATTTCGGTCGCCAAGTACGCGATCTCTGCAACGAGCCGCTCACATCTCAAGCATTCCCCGACTTTGAGATGTCTCAGGACAGCCGAGCCGTAGACCAGTGGCGTACGACGGGCGGCGGAGCCGCGTATTTCATCGGTGTGGGCGGTACAACTTCGGGCCGTGCTGCCAATCTCCTCCTTCTCGATGACCCCCTCAAATCCCGCGAAGAGGCTGAGAGCGCGACCCAGCGCAATAAGATTTGGAACTACTACGTCTCCGCCCTATCCACCCGCCTACAGCCCGACATCGACAACGTACCGCCTGCCCAGATCGTCATCTTGACCCGCTGGCATCCCGACGACCCTGCGGGCCGCCTGATGGACACGGAAGATTGGCGCGAGGGGCGTTGGCTACACATCAACTTCCCTGCGATCCAAGAGGTGCGCACGGGTGAGAAGATTTCGCGCTCTCATTTGCCCTCTGACCACCCTGAAAAGCTCGCTCCGAACGAAGCCTCCAAGCTGCCTAACAATCAGCGTTTCTACTACAAGACCGAACGCCAAGCCTTGTGGCCCGAACGCTTCCCTCTCGAAGACCTTGAGCGCCGCGAGCGCCTAAATCCCCGCGAATTTGCCTCTCTTTACCAGCAAACTCCGTACATTCAGGGCGGCAACATGATTAAGTCGAATTGGTGGCGCACATTCCCGCCTGATATGCGCCCTGAGCGCTTCTCATCCCTCATTATCGCCGCCGATACGGCCTTCAAGGCCCGCGACACGAGCGATTACTCCGTCATGATGACGATGGGGCTCGACACTACGGGCGACATATACGTTCTCGACGCCGTCCGCGACCGTTTCGAGTTTCCCGACCTGAAGCGCCGCATGATTATGCTTAATAACGAGTGGCGCGGGCGCGGCCTACGGGGCATCTACGTCGAGGACAAAGCCTCCGGGCAATCCCTGATCCAAGAGCTCAAGCGCGAGAGCGGTGTATCGGTCATTCCCTACAAGATCGGCTCCGACAAGGTCTCTCGCCTGAGCGCCGTCCTGCCTCTCATCGAGGGTGGGCGGGTTTTTCTTCCCGAGGTAGCCCCATGGCTCGATCCTTTCATGGATGAGTGCCAATCTTTTCCCTCTGGCACCCACGACGACATGGTCGACGCCCTATCCATCGGGCTCGACGTGCTCGCGCGCACGCCTACCCACGGTTCCTACTACATTCCGCCTGCCTTTGGTGCGGACGACAAGACCTCCTTCTTTGCGGCAAAGTCGGACCTGAACCCTCGCGGTTCCTCTTGGCGTGGTTGGGGGGAGTAGGACGACGGGCCTCTGTAACTGAGAGTAAATAGACGCATGACAGCCGCAATGACGAATTACCGCGCCGAGTTCACGCCCAAAGACGACGGCATTGTTGTCGATCTTTCGGAGCATGCTGACGCGCTGATGTCCTATGAGGACATTTCTTCTCTGCTCTCTACGGAGCAGGAGCAACGCCTGGTCAACTACGGCAAGAGCGCGATGCAGATGTCTCACGACCGCATCTCCCGCCGCTACGACCATTGGAAGCAGGCTGACCGCGCCCACGACGTGTACGTTCGCCCTGACGCTACCTCCTTCAAGGAGAAGGCGGTTATTGCGGATACGCGTGCGATTGCGGACACGGTACTCACATACCTCATGGCGGCTCTGACGGGCCGCAATCCGATGTTTCAGCTTGAGGGTTTGAACCGCAACTCGCGCAAGTCTTCCGCCATCATCGAGCGCCTGCTTCACCAGCAGATGCGCCGCACAGCAGGAGAAGCGCGCCTTGCCCAGCACCTTTTGGACTGTATTCGGTACGGATACGCACCCACGAAAGTTACGTGGAATGCTAACAACCGCACCAACGAGATCACCAACTTCGACCCGCGACGCGTATTCCACGACCCCCGCGTCCAGTGGGGCGACTGGGAGCGGATGCAATACATTATCTTTGCAGACTTCTCCTCATACGACAGCCTCTTACAGACAGGCATGTACCCCAAACTTCAGAAATACCCGCAGCTTCGCAACAGGCTCACCCCTCCTGCGGGTGGTTGGGACGGGCACCGCTGGCACCAAGAAGCGGGACGCGGACTAAGCATTGACCCTGCGGAACGCAACCGCCGCGAGAACGGCAACTCCTACTTCACGTTGGGTGACAGCCGCATTGTCGACGAGTGCTGGATACGCCTTGCGGGCTACGAGGTGAACTTACCTCAGCTCGACCACCTCTACATGGTGGTCACGATCCTTGACGAAGGCGTGGTCATCCGCTGCCAGCTTAATCCTTACGGGCGTCAGTTCCCTATCGTGATCGGCGGCCTCTACCAAGACGCGCACAAGACCTACGGGCAGTCGCTCTATGATCTACTTCTACCTCTACATGACATCGCCACATGGCTCCTGCGCTCCCGTATCGACAACGTGCAGGCCAGCCTCTCGAACCTCATCTTTGCGGACCCGACCCAGGTCGCTATCAACGATCTCATCGACCGTAACCCTCACGGTATCGTTAGGACCATGCCGGGCGTCGAGCCGGGCAAGGGTGTCTTTATTGCCAACGTGCCCGACGTTACGCGTGGTCACTGGAACGACATCGCCGCGATGTCCGACCTCAAGCAGCGACTGTCCGCTGCGTCCGACGCACAGCAGGGTATGCCCACCGCTGACGGCGTTCGTACTGCCACAGAAATCCAGCGACTAACGCAGCTTGGGTCTCAGCGTCTTGGCGTTCTGAGCCGGGTGATTTCTGCCACTTCGGTTCGTCCGATGGTTCGCATGATGGTTTCTAACATTCAGGACTTCTTCTCGCCGGACGGCTCGATCCGCATTGGTGAGAATGACAGCGCCTCCGCAGTCGCGGGTATGGTCAAGGACGGCTACTTGGACTTCAACATCCAAGAAATCCAGGGAGAAATCGACTACCTCGTGGTCGACGGTACGCTACCGCTCGAGCCTACGCGTAACGCTGAGACGTGGATTAACATGCTACGCACGCTCAACGAGACGGGCATGGCGATGGAGTACAACTCTGGCAAGATCGTCGAGGAGGCGATCCGCTCGATGGGTGTCTCCGACCTCGACCAGTTCAAGATTGGCAAGGAGCAGCAGGCTCAGGGTCCAACGCCTTCGCAGCAGATGATGCTGATGGAGAAGGCGCGTGGTGCTTCGGTCAAGCCCCAAGATCAGATCGAGAACGAAGTCCAGAAGGGCAACTTGGTTCCAATGGGGAGAGAGCAATGAACGTAAACAGCCGCCATTGGGCATCTCAGGTTGACGCGTCCACTCGCGAGTACATCAACGCGCGCATCACCGAGGAATTAAAGCCTGTGCGGGACGACATAGCCGGGCTTCGCAGTGCATTGTTGGGCATACGCGAGGGCAATCAGGCTGAGATCGGCCAGCTTACCGCCCGCGTGAATGACTTAGAGGCGCTACTACAGATGTCTACATCTCGCGTTGCGCAGCTACGTCGCTTGGCAGACGAGGAGTAAAGGATGGCACGCACCCGCGTACCTTCAGAACAGTTACAGTTCCGCTCCGTCAACACGGGGTCGCATCTTCTTGATACCTATCTTGAGGACGCGGAGATGGGTGGCCTGACGCTTGCCACCTTGATGGGCAAGCTGTTCGACGAGGCTACGGGTGACATCGACACGTTTGAGTTTCGCTACGTCAACAACGACGAAGCTCAAACTCTTGAGCTGCGCATTGGTACGGACGCTGAGTATCAGGAGGTTGCTTCCTTCACGCAGCTCTTCACGGACCTTGCGAACTTCAAGACGACTGCTTTGGCGGACATGGAGGTCAAGCGCCAGAGTGCTGAGGACAGCCGCAACGCTGCCCTTGCCTCCGAGCTCGACGCTGAGAGCGCGCAGTCTGCTGCTGAGGCGGCCCGCGACGCGGCTCAAGCGGCGCGTGACGCTTCACAAACTTACGCCAACCAGGCGTTCCAGACGACACCAACGGTCATCGCTCAGGGCATTTTGCTGTCTCAGTTGCATGGCGAATTATTTAACGGGAGCACACTGTAATGCCCAACATTTCGGTTGATGACCAACAGGCACTAGCGGACGAGCTGTCCACGCGTCTTAATCAGTTGGACGCTGCCACACCAAATGCGGACTTGGTTTACCTGTCCCGCATGATTGAAATCTTTAATGGCAACGCGAACCTCTCTGCGGTCTCTGCTGAGGGTACAACTCAGATCGCTGCCATTCAGAACGCGAGTTCAGCCAAGACTGCGGAAGTTACGCAGGAAGGCCAAACTCAAGTGGCGGCGGTACGCGCTGCTTCCCAAACCGAGCAGAACGCTCTTAACGGCCTACAGACGAGCATCCAATCGGCACTCAATGCCTATGCGATGTCTCCGTCTAAGGTCTTCTTCCTGTCACAGTCGTAAACGAGGGCAACCATGGCAAACGGACTATTAGGAAAAAAGGTCGTCAACGCACGCGACACCGAAGTTGTTTACACGGTGCCTTCTGCTCGCACGGCTACATTTAACTTGAACGTGTTGAACAGCGGCACGGGCGCTGCGACGGTCAACGTGTTTGTTTCTGATAAAGAATATCAGACGCGGGACTTTGAGGACTACCTCGACCCTCTGAACTACAACAAGGCGTGGACAGACGCGGATACGGAGAACACGCTGGGTTTAATCGGCAAGTCTTCTGGCAAGATGCTGACTTCTATGAAGACCACGCCTGTTGAGCCTGCAACTGCAAACACGGCGTCTGATCCGATCAAGCCTAAAGAGATCGAGATGCTTCAGACGGCCAACGGCGATGGCAATTACTTCCTTGTCCGCGACGGCGATACAGCGGGCAATCCTCTGGCATTCTACAACGGCGGCGAACTTTACATTCGGGCCGCGACGGATGGTTCTGTCTACACTTTTGAC